CACCAACGATGCGGTTGTCGTTACCCAATTGCTGTCGAAAATCCACGCCGCGTTCGTAAGGTCATTAGAATACAAACCTGCCAATCCACCTGTCATTGCAGGCACGCCACTCATCATTTGACGATAACGCTGCATCCCTGACATATTTTGTGGCATTCCACCTTGTGCGTTTTGTTGTTGTTGTAACGCTTGCGCCAAACGCATATTGTCATTGCTTAACGATGGATTTGTAAATGCAACCATTTGATTAGTTAATGGCATGATTAAAATATTCCGTAGGCTTTAGCACCAATTGTACCGGCTGTGCCAAGTAGGTTATAAAGTCCTGCATTACCAGCATTGTAATTTGCAGATTGAATACCGTATTGATCCATCGCGGCTTGATTTTGAGCCAATGCACCTTGCATGATTGGTGGTGGAGTAATTTGTGCTGGTTGATAGCCTTGAAACGATGGCATCATAATTTGAGAACCTGACATCAAACCAGTGATTTCGTTTAGCGGTTGTTGACGCAAATATGCTTCGGTTTGCAATTGTTGTTGTTTAGCTGCGTTTTCTGCTGCAACTCTTGCTGCTTCTTCGTTAAATCCTTGTGCGCGAATACCTGTTCCCAAATTGATGCCTTGCAGTGCTGCTTGCGTTAGCAAATCGTTTTGTGCGCGCGCTTCATCTAGTTTGGCGTTGCGATACGCTTCACCGCCAACTGTCAATCCTTGATTAGCAAGTGTTTGTTCAAGTTGATTAGAGCGACGCGTTAAGGTCGGTTCCAAACGCGACATGATTGCTTCTTGCGCGGTTGTATCAGCATTAACAGGCAACGGCGGCAAATTAGATGTATCAAATTTTGTTTGCAACGCACCGACTGTTGGTTTAAATCCTTGCCCCAACACATCTTGTGCTGTGCTAACGCCTTTTTCTCCCAAAATAGCAAGCGCTTTTTGTACGCGTTGCTGCGCCTCAAATGTTTTTTGCGCTTCGGGCGTAAGCGTTTGTGTGATTGTTGGTTGATTGTTAGCGCCAAACGTAACTGTTTGCGAACCAGTTGGGCCATACACATTTGGGTTATTGATATAACCTTGCGTAATAGCAGTTTCTTTGTTTGCTTCGCCTTGAACTTTTGCTTGTCCAATAAGATCAGGTGTTGGTGGCGCTGCTGGTGCGCTTTTACCCATGTTTGCGTACTCCTATCTTGCTGCTGTATTTGTCGGTTAAAAATCGGCACTCATCGTGTGCCATCGTATAAAAAACAATGTCACCTTCGGGGCGTCCGTCTTTAATCCTGCCTTCTTCGGTGAAACCCATCTTTTTCACTAAGCGCGTGCTTTCTTCGTTGTCGCTGCCAACCGGCACGATGATTTTATCAACCTGCGCGGTGTTGTAGGGATAATCAAAGATAACCGCAAGAAATCGCGGTGTCATACGCCCTTCAACGGCAATATGGCACCAAATTGATTTCTTGTTCCAGTTTTCGTAGATCACGCCTGCCACAATCTCGCCATCCTTTTTTAGCCCAATTGCCTGCGCTCGGTCGGGGTCGTAGCCGCCTTCAACGCGCCTAGCAACCCACTGACCAATGTCCGTGCCATAAACTATATTCCAGCCCATCCGGTTTGATACACAACGTCAGTCGATGCCCATTCCACTTGGATGCCACTGCTGCTAGTCTTTAACTGTGTTGCACCGCAATAGCCGATGCCAGTAATACCTTGCCAGTTGTTTGTAATGGTTAAGCCCGAACCCCAAACGCCAGTGTCCCATCGAGACGTATCCCACAGCGCGTAGGGGTTTGGCGCAAACGACAGCGCCGCAGTTGTGTCTGCGATTTGGAAATCCACGTTCATACCAACGAACGTGGATGGCACACCGTCGGTAAAGAGCGATGGGCGAGCGCGAGTAAAGTATTTTTTTACACCGCGCGAACCGTAGTAATTGAACGCTTGGAGCGCGTTGGCGGTGATGTTGCTGGTGTTGTCAACGTAGTTATCATCCCACGCCAAACCGACATATCCGTTGCCGCCAAAATAGGGTTCGTCGTTAAAGATAGTCCAGCAGTTGGAAGTCCAGCCTGTAAAGTTGCACCATGCCTTTGTGATGGTATTCATTACAAACTGCTGCTGTTGACCAACCGCGACAGGCACGTTAATAAATAACGCGTTGCGCTTGGCGTAATAAAGAATTTGCCAGCCAAAATTGTTTTTGTAGGTGCTAGTGACTTCCGTAATTGCACCTTGAATCTTGTCCGATAGCGCAACGCGCGGATCAAGCCGCGAGGATTGCAATGCTTGTGCAAGTGGCAACAATCCATCAAGCGACAGCACAAGGATGTCACCGCCCCATTTGAGCGTGCAGCGGTGTCCAACTGGCGCACCTAGTTGCCAAATGCCGATCAGCGCCCACGTTGAGGCGCTTGAGGGATCGGTGCCGCGATAAACGATGATTTCGCCGTTGGACGTGACAAACACTAGGTTATCGTCCACACCGTAGCCTGCGTCAATTGTCCACGCGCCAAACGATGTAATGCTGCCGCCTAGCTTTGCGACCGACGTTAGATCAAATGCCTCTGCTGCGCCGCCAATGCTATTGACAGGCAAATACCACGCTTTGAGAGAATTGTGTTGCACAAACCACAGGCGGTTTTTAAAGAGCGTCACATTGTCAAAATCAGCCGAACTAACGCCTGTAATGCTTGGCGTTGACCATGTTGTGCCGTTGTATAACTTAGCCGAATCAACGCCGTTGACCGCCATTAAGTAGCTGCCGCCAGCGGTGGTGATGTTGACGTATTCCCATCGAGAGTTGGTTAAACCTGTTACATCGGCAGAACCAACCGCACCGCCTGCCGTGACGTTGTAAATTGAACCGTTGGAAATAGCAAATAACTTGTTGGATGAGCCGCTAGAGTAGGTCATTAGCGTTTCGACCTGACCGGGCAAGCCGGTGGCGAATTGGCTATAACCGCCGCGCAGGTTGACGCTTGAGACGCTTGGAAACCAATTCTCTAGCGTTACCGCGTCGGTGGCTTCCATATTGGCGAGCGAATCGCGTGCGTTCCAGCCGCCGACAGGCGCGGGTAGCGAAGCGACATTCGCCGCCGTGCCTTGCACTAAAGCGCGTTGGGCGTTAGTTCGACGGGCCATAACCACTATCCGGTATGTTGTCGTAGCCGATCAGCACGGTGCCCGGACGCGGCGCAAACGATAGATTAGGCGATGACATATCCAACGATTTAGCCGCTTCAAGTTCCATGATGTAGTTGCGATACATCGCGGTTGTGTCAAAGCCCTTTGCCTCAAAGTATTTAAGTTTGGTGGCATTGACCATCAAGCGGTCGGGATAGATGCAGGTATCGGTGTCAACGGTAAAACTGTTTTTTGGCGTTCCTGCGGCGTTCGCAGCCCATGCTTTGCTGCGGTATTCAAAGCCGAGATACTCGGCGGTGCTGTTGCCGGGCCAAATCTGAAAGTACGCGCCCAACAAGCGCCAGCGGATACGCGGGCCGGTCGAGATGTAGCCTGACAATAGCCATTCCCACTGTTGGGCATCTTCGGGGCCAAGCATTTCCCAGTGCTTGGATTTGTCCCACATTGTGCGCGGCACTAAACTTTCATAATCGCTTGGCAGCGAATACTTCATTTTTTGGAAGTAAACGGTAGCGTTTGCGCCACCAGCGCCAGCGAAGTCTTGCGACAGCGTAACCTGTGATGACGAATCAACCGACACGATAAACGTGTTTTGGTTAATGCCTGTGCCGACTGCTTGATAGGTAGTGTCTAGTCCAACCGTGCTAGGTATGCCGGTGATGGTACGCGCTGCGGTTGTCCAGTTACCAGTTGTTGTTAAGTATTCTGTATAAAACGCGTGTTGCTTGGTAAGTTCCCGCCACTGACTACGACGCAAGAGTTCGTAGCCTACGGCGTTCATCAAAGCCAAAATCTGAATAACGTCTTGGTTTGTGTTGCCAGCTACGGTTGAGGGTGTTGAAACCCCCAACTCATTCGTTACTTGCTGGACTAACTCCAGCATCGTAGTTGTGGACATTTTCTAACTTGCCTCGACTAAATCTGCGGTTTTCTTGGGTCGTCCGGGCGCACGCTTTTGCGGTTCGTGACCTTCAAGTAACATTGCCATCTTAGCTTCCAAATCAGCTAATTTTTGCTTTGTTTCTTCAAGCTCAGATGCGCTATCCGAACGGTTCTTGTTTTGCAAGTAGCTGCGGGCGCGCTCGCGCAATCCTGCGCCGCCCATACCGATGCGCTGCATTTGGCTATCGGATGCGAGTGCTACTTGCTCGACGGTTTGAAACTTAAGAATCTGCAATTCTTCCAATTGATTGCGGGTTAAATCGGCTGGCGCATTGGTATGCCAATCAGACAACGGTGTGCCAATCGTCGGGGTTTGTTCGTTGTTCTGCATTTGAAAATACAGCCATTGGCGAGGGAAGCGCTCTTTGTGATCTTCGCGAACGCGCTGTTCTACGATGTTTGTTTTATCGCCGGGGATCATAATCCGCACGAATGGCACGCCCTTGTAGGGTTCGTCCTTGAAATGATAAAACTCAACGTGTAGTTGTGAATCTGCGTTCTGAATATCACTGTCCATTGCTCTTTCTCCTGTGGGGATTAAGTTTTAGTGCCATTGATGCTGTACCAAATAGATTTGGTCACAGCGAAAAAAATGCTTGTGTGATCTTTATCAATCGTTGCCGATGTGGTTTGATTGATTGTTGTTGTAGATTCGTACGGATACACTTTTAATGTATGTGCGCCCGAATTTACAACATAAATTACTTCACCTGCCTCTGTAGGGGGCAGTTTTACGCCGGTGCCCGACGCAACCGTATCAACCGAATTAAAAACGTAGGTTAATTGCGTTGCGTCGGCGCGTGTGGTTCCTGCTGCGACAATATCATCCTTCCCATCACCGCAAATAGATACGGTAGATAGCTGCGAGATTCCCGAACCTAGAACCCGCGATGGGATCGGCATATTAGGCAGTCGTGACCGATACCCAAGTGGTCGCGCTAGTGGCGAAGAACAAAACGCCTTTGCCGTTGGTGATGTTGACGCTTGAAGCGGCGGCGTTGATTGTTGAGCCTGTTGGTGGGTAGGCAACGATTGTTTGACCGGAACCATTGAACACGCCAACCATTGCGCCGACTTCGGTCGGTGGCAATTTAACGCCGGTCGAAGCCGACGATGTGGTGATGGCGTTGAACACAGCCGATAGTTGCAGCGCGTCGGCAGCGGTCGAGCCAGTGGCAACCAAGCCGGTTGCGCCATCGCCGCAAATCGACAAAGCGGAAAGGGGGGAGTTGCCTGCGCCTAAAACTCTTGAGGGGATAGCCATTTGTGATGCTCCTTTTCAGGTAAGTTGAAAGCCGCGATGGGCCTTTTTTTGCTCTCTGTGCCAGTGGTAAGCCATCGGAGCGTTTTGATAATGCCGAAAACCGGGTATTCCTTGCGTCCAGTGCAAAATCTTTGCTTCTTCGTTTGCGCCGTACTCATCGCACAGCCAATTCCATTCGGCAGGTAATTCGCCGATTTCTTCGTCGTTTAGCCAATAAAACTGGTGTGACACGACAGAGTTGACAAGTTCGATTTTATTTGATTTATGCCCACAATTCCACAACATTACGCTAGACCAGTTTTTTCGTGGGTAGTCGAGGTTGGGCGATTCCATGTCGGTGCCGATATACTTAACCGTGCCATTCGTTTTGTAGTCATTTTTGACCACTTGAACGGCAAATCTTTCATCGCGCAGCGCCCACAGTTTGGCTATGTCATCCAAGCAAACCATGTCCGAACCATCGGCAAAGATCGCCCAACCGTCGTAATTACAGATTTTAGGGATAGCAAAGCGGCTGTAGGTAAAGGCGTTAGAGCCGGTAGATTGCGGGCCATGCAGCGGCAAAATGGCGATTGGCTCGGATGCGCGCGAGACAATCGAGTTTACAAACACGCCAAGCCCTGCGGCTTCGCGCTCATCCCAACCGCAAAAAAGCCGAATCATTTATACCCCACAACACGCATATCACGATTTGGTACATGAAACATGGCATCGCTGACTTCCACGTCTCGAAACCCTGCCATTTTAAGCAAATCGGCAATTTCATCCTTTGAATAGCACCATTTGTGCTGCATTGCGGCAGGTTCAGACATTCCGAATAAAGCGCGTCCAATTAGCCCTTCGCTGCGGTGTCCGTGATTCCACAAGCCGATAATTTTATCCAAACAAGGCATCTCTAACGTTAGTTTGCCGTTATCGCGTAAAACGCGGTGCCATTCGCGCAACGTGCTTTCCACGTCGTTGCGCTCAAGGTGTTCAAACAAGTGAATGGCGGCAATCTCATCGACCGAATTATTGTCGATTTCCAAGCGGCGTACATCTGACAAAATGTCAGGTTCGCCAACGATGTCCACGCTAGTCCATGTGGGCCAGTGGCGGTCGCCTGCACCTAGATGGAGTCGAATACGCTCGCCCATGCCGCGCCGATCCTTTCGGGTGAATATTTGGACGCAATGTAATCCTGCGCCCGAATGGTCAATTCGTTGAGTTCGTGGCTAAACGCTTGCGTGTATTGCACGCCGCCCTTAATTGCACCCAAATAAACGTAGTCGCGAAAATCCCTGTGATTTAGGCTATTTTCTGCGACAACAAAACATCCAGCCATTACCGCGCTAATCAGGCGATTTGCGCTTTTGTAAGTATTCGGATCAGACACCGGCAAAATAACCACGTTAGAACGCGCAAATTCGGCTTTTAGCGCATCTTCTGACCACGGTACATAGGTGGGTAGTACGCTGTTATTTCCTGTGCATAGGCGCAGTTTTATGCCTTTTAGCATGGGCAAATACTTGTAGATTTCCTTGATATTGGATTCGTGTCCAAACCACAGGAAATTATCGCCATTGGCGTGCGCTGGTGCTTCATGCTCCCAAGTGTCGGGCACTACTTGTGCGTCGATTTTGGTGTGTTTGTAGATGCGCCGCGCCATTTCTTCGGTTGTGCAGGTCACGCGATCTGCTAATTGGGCGCATTTTGTGTAGATTTCGCCCCACACTGGCTTATCAAAGTGATCGTCGCACAAATCCACAACGGATTTTGCGCCCGAATCGCGTACTTTCTTGATAATTTCTACGTCATCGGCGTGCGGCTTTGAGAAAACGACAATATCTGCATCGCCTTCGTTAATAAATGACCGATAACCGTGTTTTTTGATCTCAAATGCGGGAATCGCTACGCGCAGGCGATAGGATGCCATGCGCGGCCCGCCTCTGTGGATGAAACTTACGCCGCGAGTTTCCATTCGCGCCTAACTTTCATAATTTCAGCAATTAAACCATCGCCTCTGACATCTAAAGTAATGTCAGGCATGACAGTATAAACCAACTGAAACTCATTAGCTTGTTGCGCCATTGCCATATTGCATAAAAATGTGCGTTTGTGTGGCGGCTCGCCCACCATCACTTCAACCGTGCGCCCGGCTTTCTCACCGGAAAAACGTTTCGTGCCATCTGCCTTGATGCACGAATCGTAACCGTACAGAATGAACTTACGGAATCCCAATAAATAGCCCAAATTGATTGCGCGCAACCCACTGGTTGTGCCGCCACCAACTGCTAGGCGTGTGCCAATCTCTTTCATTTCTTCGTCGCTCGACCAGCTATTCCACAGCAGTATATTTTTATCTGCCAAGTGGTCAAACATCACCGGATCGCAGCGCGATGCCAATAAATAGGTGGTGTGATCGTTTTTGCGCTGCACACCATTGCGCTTGTCACGCGGATCAAGATCAACCCACAGGTCGGGTTCTAATCCGTTTTCGCACAACCAATCGTGCGTGCCCTTGATCGAACAAATGGGCTTGCCCTGCTCTTTGTGCGCTTTGATTTCGTCAAAATACTCTGTTACTGAAGGCCCACTCCCCACCAGCACGATAGTTCCATCGTGCGGGCAGGGGGCAGGGGAAAACTCCGGTAAACCACGATTCAATGCCGCGCGGATATTTTGAGCGAGTTCCGCAGGCTCGCCCGCGGCTTGAACCGAGATTTCCAGTTTTTGCATCTTAAGTGCCTGCAATACCCGAAGCGATGTGCGGGTAGCCTGCGATACAGGTTACAGCAGTCGCGTTGGAGATTGAGGTCGTTGCGACCAAGCCAAACACGGCACCGCCCGACACAACAGCGTCATCAAGCACGCCCGATGTTGCGGTGGTGTAGAGGGGCACGTTAGGGGCGCAGTTCGCAGCCAAATTGACTTGAACCTTGCCGCCTAGTTGCACCCAACCGTAGTAGCCGGAAGCAATTGAGGTCTGCGCGAAGCCAATACGCTTGCAAGTTGCTGCGAGCGTGGTAGTCATCATCTGCGCTTTTTGCGTGTCATAAACTGCGACAGCAGCGTAAGCGCTGATTTCCGACAAGGCTTGCACATAAACGGCTTGACCGCCATCCGACAGATTGACAACAGTACCCGTAGTGAATTGCGAGGTGCTGTCAACGTTGGTTAGGGTCACGCCAGCGGTGTTGCTAACTGAAAAAGTAGGCATTTTCTATGATCTCCTATTAAGCAATTAAGCAACCGCAGAACTGCGGGCCACTGCTTGTGAGGTTACCGGCCCAACCGATCAGCTTCACGATAGCGTCTTGGTTGACCGCTTGACGTTCGCCGCCGATTGGCACGAAATTACGATCCGCATGGGGACGGAACATGATGTATTTCGTGTTTAAGAACCACATATGGTTGGCAGTCGCGGCTGAACCGATACCACCGTCTAACACGACATCGGATGCCATACCAGCGCCGAAATATTTCAGCGAGGCAAAGCCCGCGCCAGCCATTGACGAACCACTGTCGGTAATACGCTGAATCGACTGCAACGATTGCAGGTACAAGCGATAGTAGTTGTTGTCGGCAACGATCAGGTCAGGTTTGTCCGTACCGCGAATGAGTTGCACAGCGACCGCATCCATGTATTGCTGGATGTTGGACGCAGTGACAGCTGCACCGCCGTTGGTCACGCCCGAATACGACACGGAACGCCAAAACGTCCATGTGGCGCGATCAATACCACCGTACGTTCCCGATGTCGGGGTGTCAGGCACGGCAGCGCCCAAGCCGGTGATGTTTTTGCCAGCGTTGCCGGTTCCATCCAAATAGATGTCCGAGCCGATACGGTTAGCCAACTGCGCTTCCGCAACGTTCATGCGACCGTCGAGCAGGTCGATGATCGCCTCTTTGCCGCTGTTCTGAATCATTTCCAAGCCGCTGATCGACACTGCCGACGCGTATTGGGTGATTGAGAACTGGGCAGCCGAGATCGGGCTGTTTTGCGACACGTTCAACACTTCATAGCCGCTATAGCTATTGGTGTTGTTCGTGCTGCTGTCGTTATACATAATCTCTTGCAAGATTACGTTACCACCGGAAAACGTCTTGACGTTTCCGCGCTCTTTCAACCGACGCAGTAAAGCGTTGTTGTTTGTTACGTTGTCAGCTAACTCACCGCTACGCGATTGGATGTTAGTCGCGATGATGTCGCTGATTGAACTATTGGCGAATGCCATTTTTCAATCTCCTAGTTAGTAAATCAAAGTCGGTTTGCCATGCCATCAAACTGCTCGGCAAGCAATGACCGTCGGTCTTGTGCTTTAGCGGCGGTTGGCGCTCCGGGTGCGGAACTGCGTACGCTCACTGCGGCTGCCCGCGCCGTTTTTGCCGCTTTATCAGCGGCAGCCCTTTTCTGCGCGTCTAGCTTGGCTTGTGTGCTAGCTTGAACGCTTTCAAAAAGCTCCGGATCGAGACGAATTGCTTTTTCGTATGCGTCTTCCAACGTCTGCGCGACACCACTCTGTAGGAGTTGGATCATCGTCGGACGTGCTTCTTCAAAATGCTCTGCCTTTTGTGAGAAATGGTTAATCTCGGTCAAAAGTTGAGCATTCTTTTCTTGCTCCTGCTGTTCCCGCCAACTCATTACTTCACCGCGAATTCTGTTTAATTCGTGTTGAAGTGCCGAGACATTGGGATCGGCAGGCATTTGTTGCTGTTGAATTTCTGTTACACCTGACAAATCTACGCCGTATTGCTGTGCAAGTCTAGCGAACAACGCGCGTTTTTGCTGCGGATCGCTGTAGCGTAAGGCGTGGTCGGCTTCCATCAGTGCCTTGACCGCCTGTGGCGCGTCAATGCCCAAACCTTGAATCGTCTGCATATACGGTTGCACGACTTCTTGAATCTGATCGGCAAATTTTGCTTTCTCTAGCAACGGCTGCACGCCTTGCTTCATTTGTTCTTCGCGCTGATAGGCGTATTCCTGCAAACGCGGATCGGCGGTTGCCCACACTTCGTGGTAATCCTTTTTCCACGACGCAGGCGGTCGCTTCCACACTGGCGGTTCTTCCTCTGCTTCGGGTTCCGCTTCGGGTTGCGCTGTCTTGGATGTGAACTTGCCTGATTCATCGCGCACACGCGCGCTCGGTTTTGTTTCGGCGGCGGGTGCTTCTTCCGCCGCTTCTGCTTTTGCAGGCGCGGGCGCGGGTTCTGCGGGTGCGTCTTTTTCGATTAACTCAAACTGCTCGGTTAAAAGGTCGCGGCGTGTTTCGGAATCGGCTTGTGTGATCTCAGACATTTGTTGCTCCCTGTGGGGGTTTAACGGCGGGTAAAACGCGCATCATCGCGCAATTTGCTCAAAATCTTGTTTGCTTCTTTGTGCGTCATGTTGGCTATCTGCTGGCGCAAGATGTCGCGTCGTTGGCTTTGCACTGGCGCTGGCGCGCGATTTTCCATTTTTTCGTTGCCAACTTCAATACAGCCATGTGCCTGCAAATGCTCGCGGTGGCGGCTGCGGCTTGTAATCATCGAACCGTCAATCATGGATTGATACGGTTGAATGTCGTTCATCACATAGTGCGCGTTGGGTTCGGGGTTGTATTCGCCCTTTTCAATCGCCTCACCGTTGATATACACCCAAGATCGTCTAGTCATAGCAGTAAGAGTACGTCCTCATCGTCGGCTTCAATGTGTTTATCCCATACCTGCTGTGCGGCGTGCAGTTGCGAGATGATTGCGTCATAGTCAAACGTGGTGCCTGTAAGGATTTCGGCTTTGCTGGTGATGCCGTGTTCGCGCAGCGGCTCGACGATTTCGGGCACATCTTCTTTGCCCTCAACGATGCGTTCGTAAACGGCAATAAGCTCGCGGCGCTTTTCCTCGCGCTGCTCTGCCTCTCGCTTAAAACGGTCGCGTAGTTTGTCACCATCGTGCGTGTCAAGATCAATGATCGTGGGAACGTAGTCCCACGTCGCAGAATCCCAAGTGCCTGTGTCCCATCCACCATTCATTGCGTCTGAATTTCAACACCGATGGCTTTACCGTCAGGGCCGCGAATAATGCGTTTCGGCGCTGCCATAACCTGCATCATCGTTTCCATTTTCTGCGCGGTATCAGCCATGCCCCTGTGAAGCATTTCCACGCCCTCTAGCGCACTTTGCACGCCCGCACCAAGTTCCTGCGTCATGCGCTCGGCGCTCGCGGTAGCGGCTTCGACAAGCGGTATATCCACGCCCGGATTGGACGAAATCCGCGCCACCGTAACCTTTGTCGCGGCTTCGAGTTCCGTTTTCCAACGCTGAAATTCTTCTTCGCGTGCGAGTTTCTCCGCAGCCATTTGCGCTTCAAACTGTTGTTTCTGCGCTTCGAGCCGCGCCTCTGCTTCTAATTCCATTTGCTTCAGCGCAGCATCGGATTGCATCTTGGCTTGTGCAAGTTGCGCTTCCAGTTGTGCTTTTGCCTGCGCCGCTTGGATGTCTGCCTGCACGCGCATTTGATCCGATTGCTGTTGCGCCTGTAGCTTCATCATTTCGGGATCGGGTTTTGGCTGCGGGTTCATTGCTGCCTGCTGTTGCTTTTGCTTGAGTTGGTCAAGCGCCGCATCCAACGCGCCTTCGATTGGTTTGGATTGCTTGAACGCCGATACGCCAAACTTCATTACTTCGACAAGCATTGGCGTGATTTCGGGCGATGCTTGTGCCACTGGCAATGCCTCACGCAAGAAACCGCCAAACGCTGTGATGAACTCCACGCGGTCTTGTTTCATTTGCGCTTCGTCGAGTTGGACTAGGCTATCGGCTGCCACTTCAATGCGGAAGTTACGCAGCGGACGGTCTTTAATCAACTCCAACGCCTGCGGGATCATTTGCTGATCGGCGGGCTGCATTTGTCCTGCTGCGGCATACGATAGGATCGTTTGCGGCTGGAACTTGGTGCAGATAATCTGCGCCTTGAGACGCAACAGTTCGGACGCAAACAACGCCACGTCCTCTTGCATCGCGCGCAAGCGTAGTGATGCAAACTGCCCTTTGATTTGCTGTGCGGTTGCGGTTTCAGAGGCAAATGACGCACCGCGCAAGATGTCCGATAGTCCTGTAATTTCGTAGATTTGGTTTTTGATATCAGCGCGCGCTTGATAGCACTGATTGAGCGTGGCGGCTAACATATCAATGGGCAGCAAATCAATCGCGCCCTTTAGCCCGCCTTTCTCGCCAAACGCCATCCAGTTATCCACAGGAATAAGCGCGTTGTTTTCGCCTTCGGTTAATAGGCGCTGCAATGCAGGCTGGCTTGCGTCGTACACGCCGCGCACACGCAGTGCTTTGACCAATCCATCGATGCGATCCGACAGGATGTCGAGTTCCGTTGCTTGGTCTTGGTACAACAAGAAATCGGCAACAGGAATTAAGGTATCGCTTGTGGTGGTTGCGTACAGCGGCTTGGGGCATGGGAAGAAGCCCTCAAGCCCTAACGGATCATCGCGCTCGTCGATGTATTGCGGCGCGTTCTTGCTCAACCAATACACCTTGCCTGATTCTTTGTCCCACAGTTCGCAAATCTTGGCGCGCGTGTGTTCTTTTGTGGATTGACCGTATTGCTTCAACGTGTCGGGTGACGCATCAAGCGGAATGGTTTTGGCTTTTTCTTCGCCGAAACGCTCGATGAGCGCTTCTTTCGTCATATACACCCAACGCCACACGCAGGTAACTTCTTCCCATGTGCGGGCGATGGAGTGACCGAAATCGCGCCAATGAACGTAATCAACTGGCGCGCATTCGTATTCGATTTCTTCTGTCATCTGCGGCATACCTGCGCTGCCATCGGATGATTCTGCGTGCGGCTCGGTGTCCACATCTTCGGTAATCTCTAGCCCATCTTCGGGCACGCCGACTGCACGAACGTGCGGTTCGTACCGCGCCCATGCCACACCGCGACCGCCAAGAAAGCGATCCTCGACGCACTGGCGCATCGTGGCGCGGAAATCGGGGTAATGCTCAACTTCAAAGTCGAGCGCACGTTCGATCAACTCGGACGCAACGCGACCGACAGGATCGTTGTCACCAAAACGGCGCGACACGTCAGGTTTTGGTAAGCGTGCGTAAACGGCGGGGATCAACGTTTGTACGTTTGACCACAGGATGTTGAACTTCGCCGTTTCGTTGGTGTTTTGGGAACGATTATCATCGCGGTAGCGTTTGATGATTTTTTGCGTGCGCGCTTCCCACTTCTTGAACTCACCGTCGTACTGCGCGATGACGTTCATCCATTTCTGCACGCCTGTGCTTTGTAGTTCCATTTATTTTCTTTCTTTCGCTAACAAGTCAGGTGCTGCCACGCCCATTGCTGCGGCTGTT